GAGGTAGAAATGTCTACAACAAGTTATGGTGCTGGAACTGCGTTACAATTCTCAGACGGGTCTCAAAGACAGGTCTTAGAATTAGGTGACAAAATCCACTACTACAATCCAAATGTTACTCCCATTTTCTCACTTTTTGGGCAACAGTCAGTTTTGACTCCAGTCCCTATTTTCGAGTGGATGGAAGACGAGTACATGATTAAAAAAAGCGAGAAGTTTAATATAACTTCTTCAGATGTTGCTGATACAGCAACAGGTGGAACAAACGGCTTAAAGTCTATTCTTATTGCTGAACGTCAAGCGCAAATGGAAATGTTTGAAGTTGGCGGTATTTATTCCGCTAGCGTTTCAGGTGGTTCTGCTGCGGTCGAAGCTAATGCTACTCATCTTATTTGCATTGCAGTTGGAAAAGATGTTGACCACGCTAGCGCAACAGATAAAATGGTTCAGTTTATTGGAGCGCACGCTCATGGAAGTCTTGACGCTTATCTAGTAGAGGCTTCTGCAAGTGCTTTGATAACAGCAGACGCTGCTGGAGTTCTAACATTAAGCTATGTTGCAAATGCTGGTCAATTCTATGATGCTGGAACTGCAACAGGATATTACGGATACAACATTAAAGGTAATTTTACATTAGCAAATATTGCTGATGCTGATTACTTTGATAGAGAAAATGGAGTATCTGGAATTGCTGAAGGTTCTGCTGTTGGTATTGAGACTCGTAAAAAAGTACGTAGGTTGAAAAACTGTACGCAAATTTTTCGCGAGCCATACACAATAACCAACACTGCAAAGGTGTCACAACAGTATGGTGGCCCTGAGCTTTCAAGGTTGCAAGCTAGAAAACTAGCTAAGATTAAGGGCGATATTGAGTGGGCAATGCTTACTAATGGAGCCATTTCTCTTGATGCTAGCTCTGAAAATCCAAAAAGAACATTTCAAGGAATAGGTCTTGGAACTTCTAATGGTTCTATTTCATCTTTGAATGGATTTGACAATTCAAATCTGCAATTAAACTACGACAGTGGTACATTGAATAATATGGATTCAGTTGTTGAATTTATATTCTCAGATATGGTAGCAGGTAGCATGAGAAAAACAGTTTTTGCATCAAATAAGTGGATGGTTAAGTTAGCATCCATGACAAGAGGTGCAGATACTGGATTTTATGATACTGGTGAAGAAACCAAGGGTGGATTAAGAGTTCGTTCTTATCTTGGCCCTGTTGGAGAGCTTGACTTTGTGTCTCATCCTTATCTAAAAGGTGCATATGAAGATTATGCAATTGCGATTGACCCTGCGAACTTTTCAGTTCGTCCTTTGGCTGGTCGCGATATGCAACTTCGTAAGGACATTGTTCAGGATGGTCGTGATGGTCAAACTGACGAGTGGCTAATGGAAGTTGGTATGGAAGTTCGTAACGAACAAACCCATGCTGTTCTAAAGCTGGTCTAAGCCTAATAATCGTTTGGGGGCGGGCAACCGCCCTCAAATAGGTTTAAAGATGAAAGATATAACATACGGAACTGGAGCAACAAAGTTTAGCGATGGTTCATCAAAGTTGATGACGACGTTAGGCACTAAAAAATCTCGTATTCGTAAAAAACGTAAAAAGAGAAAGAAAAATGCGATACCAAGAAGCATACGAACTTATTGATGCTGGGGTTATAGCTGGTGGAATAGAACTGCCTGTGTCTCATAACTTAATTGAGATATACTTTGACCAAGCAATAAAAGAAATCGCAATGAGGGCGGTTCGTAAAAAAGACTCACAAACATTTACTGCTAGCGGTAAAGAGTATATTTTTACAAAAGCAAATTACTCTGGGCAAATATATAAGGTAGAACTAGACCAGACAGATGTTCCTTTTGTAGACGAATCAGCAATTATATCTAATGTAGATGATGATGAAGTATCTAAAATTGGTTATTATATCAAAACAGATGTTTCAAATGGGTCTATAACAGGCGTGACAGGAGCAAGCCCAACTGTAGTAACCTCTACTTCTCATGGACTAGCAACTGGCGACTTTGTTATATTTAGCGAAATAAAAGGTCACTATGTAACCGCTAGTAAAGTTTCTCACTTAAATAGCAAGCGACTAGCCGTAACAAAAATTAATGATGATAGTTTTTCTGTAGCAGTTGATTCTTCAAGCGGAACAACAGCATATTCAAGTGGTGGCTCATGGCAACAAGACACACACAAGCTTTATTTAACTAAAAATCCTAGCTCAGATAATGGCCTTAGAGTTTATTACTATGCTAGTCCAGAAGAAAAAACTAGCTTATCAAGTAGGGTTGACCTTCCTCAACAGCTAATTCCAGCAGCAATACATTGCACTTTGGGTCATTTTTTAAATCTTGGAGGAAATCTTCAAGTTGGTAGCGGGCATATGGGATTAGCAAAAAAAATAGAGCAAGACTACATGGAAACATCACGCGCAAAAGAACCTATGCCTCATTTGATTCCAAATCCAATGCAGGTATTTGTAACAACAAGAAATGGTTCTATTGAAAATACTACAGGGGCAGATGACTAATGGCTACTTTTCAAACAAGAATAGAAGATATAATAGGAGCTACTGCAAGTGTTGGCAGTGATGATGCCTCAGCTAATCAACAGGCAATTCAAGATGCTTTGCAGGATACTGCTAGCGATATTTTAAATAAAGTTCGACCAGATATTTTAATACAATATTCAACTAAGTCTTTGAATGTTACCTCAAATCCAATTGCTAGCAACATTGAAAACAGTAGAATAGTATTGGTTGAAAGAAGAGAATCTGATGATACTACTGATTTATATGTTTCTTGTGTTTATGTAGATGCATCATTGCAAGGTAAAATTCAAAATCCTCATAGTATATTTTTTGCAACAGATGAGTCTCCAAGGTGGACTTTTAACGATAATGATGTTTATGTATATCCTGAGCCGACAAGCGCAAATCCAAGTAGATATTATGTAATGGAAAATCCTACAATACTACATGGTGCTAGCTCTGTTTCTAAGTTTCCAGATGAGCTAGAACACGCCTTAATCCTGGGTGCTAGCGCAAGACTAAAGCAAAGACAAATAACTTTTTTTAATGAAGATGAAGATAGTGAAGTTGTAATTTTACATAGAAGTCAGTATCAAGAACTGTTAGCAGAGTATGGAAATGCATTAGCTCCGTATATGAGTTCTGGTAAATAATGGCTAAAACAACCTTAAATATTACTGGATTTCATGGAGGATTAAATACTAATGCTGACCCTAGAGATGTATCTGATTTGCAATCTCCTGACTTAGAGGATGTAAGCATTGATTCTTTAGGTAAATTAAAATTATTAGGACAATCTTCTCAAAATAATCAATCAAATACATTACAAATATTACCTAACAGGGGTTTATTTGTGATGGGTTCTGATAGAAAAGTAAGCTCTCCATCTACTACAGGAGAATTTTCTTTAATAATTGTTTACGATGTAGATGATACTGAGTTTGATATTTACGATACTGCTTGGTCAACAAGTCAAATAAGTCTTCAAACAAATCATCCTGTGTTTTATGTTGTTGATGGAAATTTAAGAATAGGAGATGGTGCATTATTGCAAAATGGACAATGGTTTGGATATATATCAAGTACAAAATTTGATAGCCTTAATGCTTCATCTGGTTCTATTAATGCTTGGGTTAGTTCAGACCAAAATATAGCATCTCCAACTACAGGTATTTGTTTAATATCTGACCCTACCATTGGTTCTGATGGTGACACAGTAAATTCAACTAATGCTGAGTATGATGGTAATATAGCTGATGGAAGTGGCGCTACTGAAGTAGTAACTCATACTTCTGTTAACCTTAGAGTTGGGATACAAAAATTAGAAACATTCGAAAATAGTTCTCTTGCATGGTCAAGAAACTCAGGCTCTCCACTAAACGCAACTTTATCAGAACCAGCAGAGACAGTAATATTTCCACCATTGGGAAATAATGTTTTTAAATTTGAAGGAGATGCTTCACAAACTATTAATAGTATTACTTTAAACAATGCTGATAGCGGAACTAATCTTTCTTTTACTCTTTCAGAAGAACAATGTATCTTGTTTTGCGTAAATACAACACAAACAGAATTAGACAAAATAGACTACTTTTCATTAATATTGTCAAGTGGAACAGGTAGTTTACAATGGAAATTTTTTTCAGACGATTTAGTTGCAGATTGTTGGAATTTTTTAGTAGCTAATAGAACCAATTTTTCTGACCAAACTGATGGAACTGATATAGACTCTACATTTCTAAGTATAACATTAAGAGCGCAACAAAAAACTGGAGGAGCTTATGGAGGCGGTAACGCTAGCAATGATGCTCCTGATTATTATCTATCAACTCCAGTTATAGCTTTAAATCCAGTTTTAGATGGTTTTAGACCGGGAGTATACACCTTTCATCATACTTTTTTATACGATGATGCAAAACAAGAATCAAAACCAATGTTATTTACTAATACGAGTGCAATTCAACCAAACAAAGTAAACATAGTAGGCGGTTCTGTTTTATTTAGTTTTGATACCTATATACTACCTTATAATAACGCAGGAAGTCCAGCATACTCTTTTAATAAAAGAATTGTTGGCTCTAGGTTGTATTATAAATTAGAGGAAAATGATAATTATTTTTTAATAGGTGAGTTAGATTTTATAGAAAAAGGATTTAAATTTTTTCCAGAATCTGACACAATATCATACTCTATGGTTAATAGTAGTCATCCTTCTGGATTATTGGCTAAAGCATCTTTGATAAAAGATATAACTCCAGACTCAGCAAATCTTGTAGATACATTTAAAACAATAAATGGTTTTGATACAGAAGTAAAAAGTTTAAATGCTTTTTATAAAACAGCAGTAGTTCATGGAAGAAGAGTTTATATTGGAAATATAAAAAAAGATGGAGAAACACATTCAGACAGAATGTTAAAAAGCAGAGTAAATAAATTTGATACATTTCCATCTGGAATGGGTCTTGTTGACGTTGCAATAAGAGATGGAGAAAGCATAGTAAAGCTAGAAGCATTTGCAGATAGAATATTGCAATTTAAACAAAAGAGTTTATTCATAATTAATGTTGCTGAAAGCGTTGATTTTTTAGAGGATGTATATAGAAATAAAGGTTGTTCGTTTGACTATCATGTTTTTAAAACAGATTACGGAGTTATTTGGTTTAATTCTTTTGGTGTTTACTTTTATGATGGTAGAAATATTAGAAATCTTTTAGAAAAAGATGGAGTTAGATTGATAAGCGAGTCTGATTGGGAATCATTTATAACATCAAATGATAGTGATATGTCAGAGGCCCATATAGGATACATACCTAAAAAAAGACAATTATTAATAAAAAATTATGATAAAGATATATACATATATGATTTTGTACTAAAAGCTTGGACTAGGGGAAAAAATAGGTTGCTTATATTTAGAGTGTCTAATAATACAAATTTTACAAATATGACTAACTTTGCAATTGATGAAAATCAAAATTTAATATATGTGACTAATGATGACTCTGACATAATGAGTTGGAGTCCATCTCCTGTATTATCTGGAAACTTTCTTTACACAACTAAAGATATTGATTTTGGTCAACCATCTGTAAGAAAAAAGGTTTATAAAGTATATGTAACATACAAAAGCGGAGGTTCGGCTACTAATGTTATGGTAGATTATGATGTAAATGGTGGCACATCATTTCCGTACGATTTTGAAGATGGAACTAATTTTTCATCAAATAAATTAAATTCTGCTACCGGATGGCAACAGGCTATTTTA